GAAACTTTTAAAGAAAGAAATAAAATTTATGGTGATAACTATCATCAACATGGAAAAGTAATGATGGCTTTATTCCCCAAAGGAGTTGATCTTAAAACAAAAGAAGACTTTAATCGTTTTGGCATTATCAATATGCTTGTTGCAAAATTAACAAGATATTCGCAAGATTGGAAAAAACCTCATAAAGATTCAATACACGATATGGGTGTTTATGCATTTATGTTAGAATCTTTAGACACCGAAATTGAAAATGATAGTATTTGATTTAGAAACAACTGGATTACCTAAAGCTGAAGGATCGGAACTAGATCTCCAACCTAAAATAATAGAGTTCGGTGCAATAAGGTTTACGGATGGAAATTTTGAAGAATATGATAGATTAGAATTTATGTGTAATCCTGGACATAATTTAGATCCTAAAATTACTAAAATAACAGGAATAAGTGATGATGACCTTAAAGATAAAAAACCATTTATACATCATTACAAAGATTTATGTAAGTTTTTCTTAGGAGAAACTTCTATGGCTGCACATAATTTACCTTTTGATCGTAAGGTATTAAGATTTGAATTAGAGAGATTAGATAAGGTCACTAAATTTCCTTGGCCAATGGAACATATTTGTACAGTTGAAGTTGGTCAAAGTGTGTGGGGAAAAATGCGTAAACTAGGTGACATTTATGAAGAACTATTTGGTAAAAAAATAGAAGGTGCTCATAGATCTCTTAATGATGTTGAAGCAACAATAGAAATTATTAAGTGGTATAAAAAAGAGGGACACATATAATGTTGAATTGGAGACAAAAAGTTGTTGACTGGGATGCAGAGAATGCTAATTGGGGTGGTGAAAAAGAACTTAGAAGAGCAATATTTGATGCAAGGCAAAATATAAAAAATTTAAAATTATATGGTTTTGGTGGAAACATTTTAGATCTTGGATCTAATGTAGGAGAATTTGCTATAAATGCATCAAATCAATTTGATAATGTTTTTTGCTATGAAGCACATCCACTTTCTTACGAAGTATCTTTAAAAAGAACAGCTAATATAAAAAATATAAAAATATTTAACAATCCTGTATGGGATGTTTGTGGTAAAAGTCTTTTTATTTCTACACCTGAAAATTCAACTGGAGTAACAGTAAGAGATAGGAAGTTTTATCCAAATAGAAAAGAAAATTATTATGTAAATAAAACTTCTATTTCGTTTTCATCTTTGCTAGAAAAACACAGACCAAGAGTTATAAAAGTAGACATTGAAGGTTCTGAATATAATATACTTCCAAATATAAAGTTTAATAAAGATTTGCAATTTATTTCTATAGAATTTCACCAACCTTTTAAATCTCCTGGGAGATGTTCTAACTTTGATAAAATAATTTCAAATCTACATTCTCAAAATTTTTTCGAACTCAAAAAATATGATAAAGAAAGAAAGCATAATGTTATGTATTTTATATTGACTTTCAAAAAACAAGGAGTTTAGTATGGAAATAGCTATAATAGGATTTGTTGTTAGTTATATAATTATTGCTTTGGTTTGGTAATGCTGCACATAAGAACTAGAACAGAATATTCTTTTCGCAAAGCTTATGGTCCAATAGACTCTTTAATGTCTATTTCTGGGGAAGCTATGGGCATAGCAGATGCAGGAACATGGGGTCATGTAGCTTTTAATAATGCTTGTAAAAAGGCTAAAGTAAAACCTTTATTCGGAGTTGAAATTGCTGTTGTTGAAGATGCAAAAGATAGATCAAGACAGCCAATAAATTATATGGCTTTTATTGCAAAAAATAATTCAGGTTTATCAGAGATCTATCAAATTGTTACTAAAAGCACTGATAAAGATAATTTTTATTATATACCAAGAATAAGCTACTATGATCTTTTTGAAATATCTGAAAATGTAATTGTTTTAACAGGAGCTAGTCCTAATCTTGGATTAATACCTTTAACTAAAAAGAAACATATTTATTTTGAAATAAACCCAATGACAAGTAAAAAAAGTTTTCTATGGGCAAAAGATAAACGATTTCAATTTGTAGCAACTTCTGATAATTATTATCCAAAAGTAACAGACAAAAAGGCATATGAAGTTCTTGTGGGCATGAATAGAACAGAAAGAACAAAACCTATGCATTTGCTTAACGAACATGAAATGGTTGATTGTATTCCATGGATACCAGATGAAGCCATAGAAAATACATACAAAATAGCAGATATGTGCAATGTAAATTTACCTCAGGGACAAATGATTTCTTTTTCACCTGATAAAACTTTAGAACAGATGTGTATAGATGGTGCTCCATCTAGAAATATAGATCTAAAAGATCCTGTTTATGGAGATAGGTTAAGAAGAGAAATAGACATGATTGCTAGTAAAAGCTTTGAAGATTATTTCTATGTAATAGCTGATATGATTAACTATGCAAAACAGCATATGCTTGTTGGTCCAGCCAGAGGATCTAGTGCTGGTTCTTTAGTTTGTTATTTAACTGGCATAACTGATATTGATCCTATAAAATTCGATTTACTTTTTGAAAGATTTATAGATGTTACTCGTGCTGACTTACCTGATATAGATATAGATTTCCAAGATGATAAAAGAGAAATGGTCTTTGAATATTTACGTCATAAATATGGTGCAGAAAAAGTAGCTCATTTAGGGACAGTAAGTAGATACAAAGCTAAAAGCACAATAACAGAAGTTGCTAAAGAACTAGGAATACCAGCTTGGGAAGTCAATGATCTTAAAGGTGCTATTATAGAAAGAAGCTCTGGTGATGCTCGTGCAGCCATGTGTATTATGGATACATTTAATGACCTAGAAATAGGCAAAAAAGTTTTAGAAAAATATCCACAAATGAAAATTGCTGAAAAGATGGAAAATCATGCAAGGCATTCTGGTGTACATGCAGCAGGGATTATTGTTACTGAAGATCCTGTAAGTAAATATTGCTCAGTAAGTGGACAAAGTGGTGCAGCTCAAATAGATAAAAAGGATGCTGAAAATTTAAACTTACTTAAAATAGATGCATTGGGTCTAAGAACTTTATCTGTTCTTAATGATGTATTAGAACAAGTCGGTTGGGAAAGACAAAAACTTGTAAATTTTCATTTAGAAGATGAAAAAGCTTTTGAAGTTTTAAACAAAGAAAAATATGCAGGAGTTTTTCAGTTTGAAGGATATGCATTACAGTCTTTAACTCGTCAGATGAAAGTAAGTAATTTTGAAGACATTGCATCCATAACTGCTTTAGCTCGTCCTGGTCCTCTAACTTCTGGTGGTACAAC